ATAGGAAGGGAGGCGGCGACGATGACGGAAAAAATGCCTGAAAACAGGACCAAATCAGGACAATTCCGGCCCGGAATGTCCGGAAATCCTGGCGGCAGGCCAAAAATGCCGGAAGAATTCCGGCAACTGGCACGGGAAAATTCGATTCCCGCCCTCCAGGTTGTAGTGGATATCCTAAAAAATCCCAAATCTGCGAACAAAGATAGACTGAAAGCGGCGGAAATAATCCTTGATCGAGCTTGGGGCAAGCCGATACAAGGAGTAGAAATGTCCGGTCCTGCCGGTGGACCGGTAGAGGTGAAACACTATGCACAACTTGACGATGACCAACTTGACCAAATCATCCTTGCAAAACTTGCATCGATCTCAAAAGCTGGAACTGTTGGCACTGATTGATGAAAAGCTGGCAAGAGTGGATATCGTCGAATGGATCCGGATAAATAGCATCAAAAATGAGAAAGGAATGCCTCTTGAATTCGAGCAGCATTCCTTTTTGGTGCAGCCGTATCGGGATGAGAATCCCAAATTATGCTGCATGAAGTCATCGCAGATCGGCTTTTCCACGATGGCCATTTTGAAGGTATTTTGGCTTGCGAAGTATCGCAAAATTTCGGCCATTCATACCCTGCCCACTGACGATGACGTGAAAAAATTTTCTCATTCCAAGATCGGCCCGATCATGAATAAAAATCCTGTAATTGCAGGGATGATTAGCCCGGCAGTTGACAGCATTTATCAAAAAAGGATTGGAGATGCCCATATATTCTGGGAAGGCACGAAGGGGCAATCAAAAGGAATCATGATTAGTGCTGATCTCTTGGTGCATGACGAGCTGGACCGCTCAGACAGGGCCACTGTGGAAACTTATGAAAGCCGGATTGCTCACAGTGAATTCAAGGGAAAATGGATCTTTTCAAATCCTTCCCGGCCAAATGTCGGGGTGGACGTGTATTGGCAACGATCGGACAAGAAGCAATGGCATATCAAGTGTCCACGGTGCAACGAATGGCAGGTGCTGGACTACTTCGAGAACGTGGATAAAGAAAAGAAAATTTTCATCTGTCGGAAGTGTAAGCGGGAGCTGCCACCGGAAGCTAGGATCAAGGGGGAATGGGTAGCAGAATTCCCTGGTCGGGAGTGGTCAGGATATCACATTTCCCAGCTCATGGCTCCCTGGATCACAGCAGCGGAATTGGTTGAGTTGGAGGAAACAAAGTCCCAGGAGTACTTCTATAACTTCGTCTTGGGCCTTCCGGTCATTGGCGGCGCAAACAGCGTCAGCCGGTCAATTATCCTCCAATGCTGCAATCCAAATGAGATCGAGGAAACGAGGAATCACAGATGGAAGCTGCTGGGCGTGGACGTGGGTAAGGTGCTTCACTGCGTCCAGGGTACTGAGCACGGCATAACAAAGGTGTTTACTCTCCCAGACTGGAACAGTTTACATAACTACATGTTCCAGCAAGGGATCAACCTATGTGTTGTGGATAATGCACCGGATACGGAGGATGCAGCGAAGTTTGTAGCACACTTCCGGGGTAGGGCCTACCGTTGCATTTATGACTACAAGGACGATAGGCAGGAAATGCTGGACTGGCAGGAAAGCGGGCTAAAGGAAGGTGTAGTCTATGCTCACAGGACCAGGGTAATAGATCATACTATTGCAGCTTACAGTGATGGGCTTCTGAAGGTATACATGAACCCAAATGATCCATCGCTGCAAGGTATGCAGAAGCAGGGCGTCATTGAAAACTGTCTCTGTGACCACTGGGAGACTCTCTATACAGTTGGGGATGATGGCATAGATGTAAACATAGTCAAAAAGGACAAGATGGGCAACGTTATTAGGACCTGGGAGAACGCAGGACCAGACCATTTTGCTCATGCGAATGTGTACTATGAAATGGCCAGGCTGAGGAAGCAGCCGACGCTTACTCAGAAGCACAGACCAATCAGAAGGAGACGGAGGGAAGTTCCTAGAGGCGTTTCCTCCATAACAGGATACTAGGGTATAGGGTAGGCACCTAGAGACGCTTGTACCACTCTTGCACCAAACGAGAGACACCAAACGAGAGAGCAGTATAGCATGTATTCTTACTTCGAAGAAGGTGAATTCATGGCAAAGCTGACCATATCAGAACTAAAAAAGATGCCGCCACAGCGACAGGAAGCGAAGCGGAAAAAGTGAGGTGATACCAGTGCCAGCACCAGAAGGATTAGCGGGGGAAATTATAGCCCGTTTTCAATATGCCGATGGATTTAGGCAGCAGTATGATCAAAGGGCCATCGAGAACTACAAGCTTTACATTGGCTACCGGGAGCAGTTGCCGCCACATCTGGCAGGACGCAGCAATCTGCATATTCCCAAGACCTATGAACTGGTTGACAGTCTTAGGGCTAGGTACTTGCGGGCCATTTTCGGACAGTCGCCGGTCATTGAGTTTATCCCAAACCCCTTGTTGTATTTCCAAGAAGGTTTGAGCCCTGCGGATTATTTGCAGATGCTTCTTACTGCTGAAGATTCGGCGAAGTATTCTACTTACTTAGTTGATCAGCAGTTGCGGAACAGCCGGATTTATCGAAGATTTTATGATTTTATTACTTCGATGCTTGTGTTTCCAGCCGGGATTATGAGTATCGGCTGGAAGTATGAAACAAAGAAAATGAAGCAGAGAGGGATGAAACTAGACGAAGAAACAGGCATTTATATTGAAGATATTATTGAGCAAGAAATTGTGACTTACGACGATAACGAACTCCAATATGTAGATTACTATGACTTCTGGCCTGACCCAAGAGGTATCGACATAGACAGCTGCCGGTTCGTCTTCCACAGGGAATGGGCCACTGAGGACAGCTTGAGAGAAAAGCTGGCAGTATTAGCTGAGGCAGGGAGCGGCAAGGTGTATGAGCCGGACGATTGGGAGACATTGATTTCAGCAGGTACAAGTCTTTCCGGGGGAGCCTCTGAGCGCATGGCTGAAGTTGGATTATCTGCAGAGACAGGGCAGGGGCATTGGGAGGATATTCGCCACGGGTATCAGATTGAGCTTTTGCATTACTGGGAAGATGAAAGATATATCATCCTAGCAAATCGAAACCAGGTGGTCTACGATGGGGAGAATCACTACTGGCACGGCAAAAAGCCTTTTGTGGTTACTTCCTTCGATCCGAAGCCGGGCGAGTTTTACGGTTTTTCAGCAGTAGAACTCATTGAGCATTTACAGCATGAACTAAACACAAACCGCAACCAACGAATAGACAACGTGAGTTTTGTACTTAACCGGATGTGGAAGGTGCGGAGAAGCGCTGACGTGGATGAAAACGACCTGATTTCAAAGCCGCATGGGATTATTTATGTAGATAGCCCTGATGATGTTAACCCGGTGGAGACCCAAGACATTACGGTCAGCAGCTACAACGAAGAAAATATCATCAAAGAGGATATGGACAATGTCCTTGGTGCTCCTGCTGTGGTGCGAGGGGTGGATCCAGAACGGAGGCAAACAGCTACGGAGACAGCTATCAAGACCAATGCAGCTGACATCAAGTTCCAAGTCAAAACGATGCTCCATGAAGCCTTATTGGAGCGTATAGCAGAGCTTATGGACATGAATAACCAGCAATTCGTGAACCGCCCGCGGATATTCAGGGTTGAGGAAGAATGGCAGGTAGTCACTCCTGACGAGATAAGAGGACACCACCTTTACAGGCCTGCCTCCAGTAGCTTGGATGTAACCTCCAACCGAGAAGTCAGACGGCAGCAGGTACTTGAATTGCTGCAGATTGTTGAGGGTAGACCGGAGGTTGATCAGTATGAGTTGCTAAAGATAGTTCTGGAAGCATTTAGTATCCGTGGGACTGAGAACTTATTAAAGCCAAAAGAACAGCTAATGGAGCAACCGGGAGCAATGCCCGGTGAACAACCATTGCAACAACAGGCGCAGGTGCAGCCGCAGGTGCAGCCGCAGGTGCAGGGGCCGCAGGTGCAGCCGCAGGCGGCTGATAATATACTAAGTACTTTACTGGCGCAAGCAATGCAGGGGGGTGGATAAATGACAGAGAGTCAATTTGAATATCTGAAGTTGATGGCTAGCAAGTATAAGTCTATTGCAGATGATTTGGAAAAAGCCTACCAAGAGACCCAAAAATGGGGTACCCAATCGGATCAACAAGTAGCTTCTTTGCGGAAAG